ATGTTATATGGGCTGTGCCAGAAAACACGGGATTTACGAAATATTATCCCGCAAATCCCGCTAACTAACACAACCCAAACTAACTAAATATGCGTAACACTACCTAATACCACACATTGTCAACACATCACAAAATTGCTCCCTACATTGCACACTATCAAACCTCATCAACCCATTCCTGTAACACCTTGCATATCCCTTAAGAATCGGGTCAGACCGTTCTATCATATACAAATCAGGCTCCATGTCCTCACGCATGAGAACCAGCGTAGGAACATCTACAACGCTCTTGCTGCACACATACATTTTACCAGTCATATCAAGGTCAACCCAGATACAAAATGTCTGCTCTCCCCATCTGATATTTCTTAATGCCTGAGTGCGCTTAGGTCTTTTCTCAATAAAGTTATCATCATCATTTCTGAACTGGTTCATCTGGGCATAGCTTGCATACTTGCTTCCGGCTGTAAGTGCGCCGATTGCAGATTTGTCAGCGTGTTCCTCGAATTCCTTAGACCAGCAGTTTTGCACAAAGATATAGCCGTTGCCGACTTTTACCTTTTTCTTACTCCCAACAGGTGGCGGTACGATATGCCATGCTACGAAATAAGGATTGACAATATCAGCGGCATTTGCCAACATCACAATTTTAACCCTGTCCTCGCGCCTATCAAGAGTTTCCCAAAGGTTCATGAGCATCCCTACACAGTCGCGCGGATATGGAGGTATACGTGTTTCACGAATGAACTCGTCAAATACAAGAAGGTGCATGTTGGCAACAGCTTTACCCTTATAACTTTGTGCTTTTGTAAGAGCCAACAGCTGTCCCATTGTCTCCCATTTCTTAGGCTTGCCTTTTTCATCTAACTTAGCAATTTGCATAAGCCTTCCAAGGCACCTGAACGTGTACCCGGGGAACTCATTGTTTCTGATAATGTCGCTGAAGAATGCTTCGTTGCCATCAGCCAACAAGTCTTTAATTTCTTGGTCAAATGTGCGCAAGTATCCCCACGTCCAGCCATGTTTCAGATATTGCTTGATTCCCTGTTTTTTCCAGCCGTATGTTTTGCCAAATGAGCGCGCACCTGTAACTACGTTTATTGCACAGTTGCTACCAAGCACGGCACTCGGGTCATATCTATAAATTTTAGGGATGCTCATATATCTCACCTAATCTAAGAATCGCATAATCCAATAGTTTACAAGTTGTCCACCGTAGTATGTATTAAGGTAATTGGTAACATCCGTTGAGATCTGTTTCGGTAGTGGGGCAGAACCGGCACCCCACACCTCACCATTTCCAAAATACCAGTCAACATGGTCTGATTGTCCATCGCCACCATAGTCAATCAGAATAATGTCTCCCGGTCTTATTTCATCGGTAGATATTTTCAAATCTGCCTTTGTCCCATGTCTTACCAGCTTGCAGTTTTTCTGCATTGCTCCAGTCCATGTGCCAATCCAATTATACTTGTTGTTAGTCGCTTTGTTTGCTGCCCAATATATGCAGGCTGAGCAATCACTGTACCCGGAGCTTTCAGGGTTAAGCCTTCCCGGTCCTTGACTATAATTCCATTTACGTGCATTATCCTGCCACAGTTTTTTCATTGCAGCAAAATCAGCCGGGTCTCCTGTTCCACTTCCTCCGCCACCAGGGTTTTCAGTTACCGTACCGTGACTTGGCACCCAAATGCCCTTTCCGGTGTTGTAACATAATAACTTTTCAGATTTGCTTGCCTTGCCGACAATTACCAGTGAGTCTCCCCACGTCTGTATATATTTAATTTGGTTCTCTAGGGTATCCCCGCTAATGCTTCCACCTGGGTCTGTGCTGTTTCCACCAGAACCGCCTACTTGCCCAAAATCTGGTGGGTTGCTAGTCCCGTCCCAATTCTTAAGCAGGTTATACACAGTTGTATAACGATTTGAATACCTACCGAGAACGGCATTTGATAAGATAGCCCGGTATGCTGAATCAAGTGAAGCGTTCACACCTATAGACTGCATACACTGTTGGGCGTATTTCGGTCCTTGGTGCCAAGCGCTCATCCACATGATGTAAGTTTTCACGTTGCTATCAGACCCACCGAAACTGTTGAATTGGTTGATGTAACCTTCAATATCTGAAACAGCTGTATCGTCTTGCACCTTCTTGCAGCTATCAAGTGCAGCAGCAGCCGCCCACGAATTCCTATCATCATTTTGTAGGTATATAGAATTCCAATTTTGACCCTCACCTGCATTTGTAAGGTTTTGAAGCCTATTGGAAAGTTTTGCAAATGCATCTTGTGCATTAGCTTTCATAGAAGCCATAAGCCTATAGGCCCTTACGCCGTACCATTGCAGGATACCCAGCGTGATAGCGTCGCTTTGGTTTGTAAGTGCGTAATTGCAATGCGTTTCGACAGTGGCGATTGTGTAGTATGCGAACATCTTTTGTTCTTGTGAAAATGGCATAATCTATCCTTAAAAGAAAACCCCATACGGTAATGATACCGTATGGGTTTGTAATTTATCTACGATACTGTTACTTGGTATCAGGTTCAGGTTCCTTTTTGTCTACCGGCTCAGGAAGATTAAGGTTGAACATAAGTAGAATCTTTGCAAATGGTAGGCTAGGATTGATTTTGCAAATGTTCTCGATGATTGAAATAAACTCCATACCGGCTATATAGAATGCCACGGTAAATGCAATTTCAGGTGGAATGCCAATATTGTTGAATGGTGGCATCAAAAGTATTTCTTGCGCAATGATTCCAAGAAGCAAGAACATAAGTTCACCAAATTTGTTGTAAAGTCCGTCTCGCATAATTGACGAGCACAGTTCTTTGTTTTTGGCTGCGGCTGTAATACCTGACACAATATCCATTAGCATCAGTACGCAACAGACACCTGAAATAGTAACCATAGTCATCATCTTATGTCCTTTCAATCGTTACCTTATATCCGTTACCGCTCAAAGTTACCGGTTTAGCAGAAGAATTGCTGCCATTTTCAGTGCTACTGCAATCTGATGCATCAGCGCCGGCATACTTTAGCCAGCTTTCCTTGTCACCGTAATACAAAGAGCAGTCCAGATTCCATCCATAGCCATTTAATCTGCCATCACTGCAAAACTGCCAAGCGACTACGTTACCATCAGTATCCGGGCAATTCCAATTAGCCGCTTGCGTGAATGTCGGGTGTGATACAGCAGGATATGATGCTACCCAGCGTGCGCAGTTTGGCTCGACGCCTCCTTGGTTGAATCTCCACGGGTTAGCATATATCCAGCACCATATACCAGAAATATCTTTCAGGTGACGTACAAATCTGTTTACCCAATCTACAGACTGATCCCCTTCCCAATCCAGAATCGGGATACCGTCTCGGAAATAGTTTCGGCAATTGTTCCAGAAGTATTCCGCTTCCGCTTCCGGTTTATCTGTTCCGGCAAAATGGTAGAAGCCACGTAACAGATTGCACTTCTTAGCCTGTTGGTAATGCCTGTCGCAATATGGGTTAACGTAGTTTGTTCCTTCGGTGGCCTTGATGATAACACCCTGAATAGATTTCGACACAGCTACCAAGTTCAGGGTAGCTTGGTAGCTGCTTATGTCGATGAAATTAAGCATCATGCGCCACGATTTGAGCAACACGATACGATTTTACCCGCCTTGTAAGACCAAGTGAGCATTTTTCTTGAGCAGCCTAGGGCACTGCCGTAAGCACCCAATCGGTATAAGCGTAGCGTGTCCAGTTCAGGCACGTACTCGATTTGGTTCATGACAACATCGTTAAGTGTACCGTTGGAAGTACGCTGCACGTCGTTGTATGAATCAGCGAGAATTGAACCGATTCCAATTACAGGAATTTTATTACCGTTTGTCTGAGTAATGGTGCCGAACGTGTCCATATGATTATGCCCGTAGAGTATACAAATTACCTTTGCGCTAGATTGGCGTAGCTTATCTATATATGAGTTGGCTTTAGGATATGTAGTTTCATAATCTTCGCCCCAAGTAATTGCATCATTTGTTCTAGCAGTTGTGAAGTTACATTTAATAGGGTACATACTCGGGGTAGGACCATGCTTCACAAGAACAACCCCATAACCGTTAGTCTCGCATTCTGTCATGGTGTCCTCTACGAACTTTAGTTGCTTTTCAGCAACACTCCCAAGCGCAGTGTCGTTGACACCTATTACCATTACACCCTGCTCTTGGTATAGCTTCTTCCACCATGTTGCAGCGTCCGGTGAGTCAACTCCGAATGCGTTTACCAAAGGCACAATATAGCTGTCGCGCAGCTGGGCTTGCGTTGGCTGCAGCTCCCAGTGGTATCCGCTTGGGTCTACACCTGCAGCAAGCATCGCGTCGTGGTTCCCGATAACGCAAAGCGTCTTTCTAAGATTTACAGGCGAAACACCGTTTTCATAGTGGTCTGCTGTCAGATCGCCACAGTGTATCACGCAGTCTATGCCCACGGCGCTGTCTATAACCGAATTGCATGCGTTGGTCTGTGATGCCTGATGCGTATCAGACCATTGCAGTAGTTTGAAGCTCATTACGGTCAGCTCCTAGATAATCTGGTTGTTCGCTGTAGCGTTGGCGTAGCTCGCGTTTTGCGAAGAAGTCTCATACGGTTTAAGGTACGCAACAGGGCTACCCACCAAAGCGAACATTTGGCCCATTGCAGAGTTAGGAATGAGGTGACGTCCCCTGCCGTATTTCAGACCGGTCCAGTTGGCGAAGTTAGATGATGTATTCCATCCCAATAGGCCAAAATTACTAAGCTGAATCTCTTTGCTCACGCTAGGAACGTATGACGGAAGGCTGAAAACGTTTCCTCCAGTCTGCTTTTCTGTCCCAACAAAGTTATTGAGCACCAGAATACCTAACTCCACGATGTAAAATCCTTGTAATGTGCCTCCTTCAGGGCAAATCATCCCCGTATTGTCAGCATTGCTGTCTGTGCTATCGAATCTGCGCACAGTGAAGCCATGCAAAATTGAGTTGATGGCGCTTGTGTCCAGCTTTGTCGCTGTGATTACACCGTCCTCAATGCTATCAGCTGCAATCGGGAACTTTGAGTTAATCAGTTCCTTCAAGCCACTATCTAAGGTACCGGCAAGTTGCAAATCGTGATTGTGGTTCGCGGTAGTGTTATTGGAAATTGCTTCAGACTGTTCATTAACAGTTTGAGTTAGTGTATTAACAGTTTGAGTTAGTGTAGTTAGTGTATTAACAGTTTGAGTTAGTGTATTAACGTTCCCTGAAATGGTGCCCAAATTTTGACTGATAGTTCCCTCAGCGCCCTTTGCACGCTCAGTTTCATCTGTGATTAACTTCTTAAGACCAGATTCTGCGGTACCGGCAAGCTCAGCATCATTTGAAGCAATATCTTGCTCGTAGGTCTGAGCGAGCGATAGTGCGTCGTTGGCTTTTTTGGCGATAGTGTCGCATTTGTCACTTACCGCCTTTGCCTCTTTGGCGATAGTGTCGCATTTGTCACTTACCGCCTTTGCCTCTTTGCGGTACTGCTCAACCTGCGCGTTGTAGTTTCCGGTCAGCGCCCAGAAAGAATCATTGCCTATTTCAACTCCTACAGGCACGTATTGCCGGGACGTATACGAGTTGCCCTGATGCAGCACGATTGTCAAAGGCTCGTATGCCTTGGTCTTGTCCCACTCCAAAGGCTCCGCGAAGAGCGGTACATAGCGTGCGCCAACGTACTGCGTAACTCCCTTTGAGATTTCATCCGCAGCGCCCTTCAGCGATGTAGCGTTGGCGATTGAACGCGCAACGATTCGCTCAATAAGCTGCATGGTCTCGGTGTCGATAGCCATAATAGGTATCCCTTCTATCCGTTGTACTTATCAATGGTGTCTTACATGACTTACTAATCGTAGCCAGTGTTGTTTATAACACCGTGACCGTCTGCAGCAAACCGCAGAATAAGTCGACCGTATTCCTCGGTTCCGTAGATTGCGCCAGTGTCGAACTCGATTTCCTTCCATGATTCAGGAACGTAAGCACAGAAATAGCCATCGTCAGTCAAACCGAAGAACACCTGTTTTGCCAGCAGCTTATAGATCTGCCAAGCGTTTTCGGTAAACCAAGATTCAAGCTCTTTTTGCAATTCCTCGTAATATTTGTCAAAGCCCTGCTCAACCAGTTGATTGTAAAGCTCAAACAGTTTGCTGATTTGTGCCTTAAGCTCGTTGTACTCATCGGTATCCGGCAGAGCCATAATGTGCGCGTACAGCCACCATATCTGTTCCTCCGGTGTGCGCATGTCCTCAAATGCCTTGTCTTTAAAGGCTGAGTATCCTGGCATTTGTGGTACCCAAGCGTGAAACTGCGTTGTGGCTTTGTTCGCGCTTTGATTAATTGCCATAGTTCCTCCTTTAGTAAATAAGCCGCATACCATCAGGTACACAGCTTATTTTAACATTAAGCCATAGGAAGGCACTGAAATGTTTACCTGTAGTATATCACGTCGGTTGGTCATTCCAAACTTGCATGAAACAAGGTTCGAGCATCTCGCACACCATCAGGTCAGTATTAAGGAATCCAGTCGTTAGCGCATTTAGAATGGAATCTCCAACATAACCAGAACGTGCCGTTACATGGTTGATGTAATCGCTTGCCGTGTTTCCCTTAACATCACTGCTAGTCGTGCCGTCAGACTGGCTGTTTCCGGTTGTGTCACTCGTTCCCTTGTTCTGGGTCAAGTTACTCATGTACTTAGGCTCAGTAGGATCATTCATGAATGTCGCCGGTGTCTCGGATACCGTGGCAGTTCCAAGTGAGCTTGTATTTGAGACTGTGGTGTTGTCCTCGTGGGCCTTACCGGTTGTCGTGCTGGCACTCGTGTCGCGGGAATTTCCCGAACCATCAGTCACATAAGATGCAAACGGGTCAAAGGCTTCTTTAAGCTTTTCCTTATAGACAGCATTGAATGTGGGCATGTTCTCGCGCATACGTCGATTGAGGTAGTATACAAACATCTGTGGCGTATCTGCTGCAATCTCTCGGTAGGCGAAATGGTCATAGATTCGCTGATTGAGCACTTCCCTATATTCCTCGTCAAAAATGGGATAATCCTGCAACCCAATATCCAAACCGAATGCCTCATGAATATCACGTAGCGTGAAATTATGCTCATAATCCCGCGTCCACGTGTTGTCAGATAACGTTAACATTTGCCTTGTCACCTCCTCCGCTGCTTTCTCGGCTGAACAGTCCAGAGTGCACACCTGGCTTATAGGCGCTTGTCTGCTCCTTGCCGTAATTCAGATCATCGCTGTCATGATTAGGAACATGCGGAACACTCCACATCGGCTTTACATCAAGCCCGAACACCTCACGGCACCTGTCAGCGAATTGAACTCGGGCGCGGTAGCGGCTCTCACGCTGCACCATGAATTGCTCATTGTTAGCCAGCGTCTCTGCTGTCTGCACACGTTCTTTCTTCTCAGCAGCTGCATTATTGTCGATGCCCAGCAACGTGTATGCCTGAGCAACCAGCTTCAACTGGTCGTTAAGCATCTTGTCAACATTGTAGTCAACGCCTGAGTTGAACACTTGCAACCCCACGGCACTTGAGGACAGCGTGTTCACATAGATTGCCGGCTCCCCTGCATTGACCTTGTTGAACATGGTCTGAGCGTTCTTCTTTCCCTCTTCAGGAACGGTGACGATATAAGGCGTGCGATGTGCCCTTAAGTTAAGGTCAATCGTAGAATCGAACTCGGCAAGGCGCGTGCACAGCAAGTCAATTGAATTATACAGTGGCATGCGCTGAAGGTTATCCCAGCAGGCCACAGCGTCAGCATCAGCGATACCGTCCTTACCGATAAATTTGTTAAGGTGCCTATCCCACTGCAATCCGTTTGGCGCAATCATCCGTACCCGGTTGGGGTTGTTGTAAATATCCGGCATACCGACTTGACTGAATCGAGCGGCAACCCACAACGGCAAACCGTCAGCTGTCGGGGCACGTTTAGTTACCGCAATTGATCCAGTGCAGAAAAGGACCTTTTCAAAGAAGCGCTCGTCAATTTCCTCTGGCAATCCCTCCCATTTGAAACAACTGGTAGCAGCAGTGTAGAACAGCTGCCACCAGTTGCCGTAGGTACGCAAGTTCTTAACACTGTTCTGCCATTTAATGGCAAAGGCGTTTCCGAACATAGCCACCTCGGGCGGGATAAAAGCATCTAGATTGGGCTTTCGTCCCATGTCCACTCCTTAAAATGAGTACCGTTTACCGTCAGTGCGTACCTCATTCGTGCGCACATCAGTGTTACCGATTAGCTCAGGCGATGCCCACAGGGTAACGCCCTTTTCCATGATACCACGCATGGCTTCGCGCTCTGTCTCGTTAGCCCCGGCACAAGTGATGTTCGATTCCAGAACACGCCAGTAGGCAAACTTAGTCATGCACAGCATATCGGCAAGGGTGCCAAGTTCGATGAACCGCTTTACGGCATAACCGTATCGCCTGAAATAATCGGATACCGCCGATTTAGCCGCGCCGGTAATAGTCTTGTATGTAATACACACGCCCACAAGGCCGTTTGACCAATTGAAGCCGTTGCCGCCCATCTGGCCGACAGTCGACGGCGGCGTTAGCTGAGCGTCCTGAACGTTGGCATTGATTGCGGCAACAGCCTGCTTATAGTCGCCCTTGTTGACAGCAAGCGCCGTATTGTAGTCGATACCGGCGTTTTGGCGTGATACCTCACCGTATCGCTGGGCATTCATCATGGATGCTGCGATAGCGGTATTAGATGCGTCTCGCTGAGCCGCTGCTGTAGTCTCAGCGATGCGCTGTGAAGCCATAGTTGATACGACACCCGATGCGCCTGAAGTCGCTCCCAGCAGACCTCCGGCCAAACCTCCTCCTGCCGCTCCATGGGCAGCTCCAGAAATGCTGCTCAATGCAGACCCGACATACCCACCGGTGGCTGCCTCCTGCGCATTGCTCATAGCAGCCTGATAGTTGTTAGCCGTGTTTACACGGGAAGCATTAAGCGAGCGCTCGCTATTCTCCTGCTGCATATTGGCGAAATTCATACCAGTCGCATATGCACCGCTCGCCTGCAAATTACCGCGCGTCTGCTGCCAGCTCGCGTTTTGGTAACTGTAGGCCCTTGTGTGCGCCGTGGATGCCATATAGGTAATATAGTTGTTGTTCACCACTGAAAACTGTGGGAAATCTGTAATCCAAACAGCTGTATCGAGGAAATCGCCTGCCGTGATATTAACCTCACCGGTTGCAGAGACACCAGAAAACGTAAACTTCAGTGCAGAATTGCCGTCATGCGTTCCATAGTTCGCCGGAAACACAGCGGCCTTTGCAAACGGCATGAGCGCCTGCGCGATCGCCTTAAGATGAATCTTATCCCCGTCAACCAATTGCGGCTTTAGGTAAATAGGGTTGCCCGTGAAAGTGGCAAGCTCGATAACCGAATAAGGGTAGGCATACATCTTCGATACGTCTGAATCGTCGCCAAGGCCCATCGCAATTGCATCGAAGATAGAATTCGATACCGCGACATCACCGGTGATGTTCGTACCTCGTGAGAAACCTGAATTCACACGGTACGCTGGCACCTTGCCTAACAGATTCACCTTATCTGCCGTAGCGAAAGATTCAACTGTAAGCGCCTTGGGAAAGGCATACATACAGATAATGCATTGAGACACCCAAGAATAATCACTTGCATATGTCATGAAATTTGAGAATTCAGCAACTTCCATGGCATAGACTTCGCAACCGCTCACTAATCGGTCACATGAGTGCCCCTGAGCTGTCTTAAGCGTAGGATTTGTCAACGTGCCCGGCGATTCAGTCATGTTGGCGGTAGACACGATGATAATGTAGGCAGATGAACCTGATTGCATAGGCAACAGGTTGTAATACTCTCGCGCACATGGGGTAAGCGTGTCACCGCAATCCAATCCTTCAGGCAACGACAGATAATCGTTCAGCTTCTTGCCGTCTGTAGGCTTGCCCGCTCCTAGGTTTACATTAGCCATCCCCACATGCCCAGATTCGACATATGCCCGCCCGAACCTGATGCTTCCGGCATAGGTGGTCATAACATCTAATTGCACCGTGAGCCTTGTCGCCTGCGGCGACAGGTACTCAACGTTCGTAATGAAGTAGAAATACGTGCGCTCAGGTCCCTCGTCTATGACTGGCTGCTGAGGGTTGGTAACGGTCAGGTAATTATATTTGTACACAGATGAATAAGGAACCGGCACGCTCACAGGCTCACCCGGGCGCAAGTTCTGAAAGTTGGTAGCATACCAGCTACCAGACTGATTAGCGAACCATGCGTCGCGTTCCTCCTCGCTTTCCCACGCAACAACATCACGGTATGCGGAATCCCAAGGTACCTGGAGCAACCGCACTTTAGAGCCTGTGGGCCACACTGTGGGCGATAGCACTTGCGATGCATTCATATCCGAAACAGGAATATCCATTTTAACCCCTTAGATAAAGAGCCGCCCGGTAAACGAGCGGCTCTACTTTTATCGACTTATGCCGATATTTAACTAGGCATTGTTAACAGTAACGTTAACGGCCTTGGTAACGACCTTGTTGCCCTCAGCGCCATTAGCCGACAGGACAATCTTTGCCGTTCCAGCGGCAACGCCGGTAACGGAAACGGTAGACTTCAGGCGGTCAATGGCAATCGTGATGTTAGCATCACCGTCCGCAATCGCAGCCGTAAACGTCGGGTCAGTCGCGTTATCGGGCGTAACGGATACTGCAAACGTCTCAGTCTTACCCTTTACCACGGTGACAGCAGCCGGGGTCGCGGTAAGCCCGGTCACAGGCACAGCACCATCGACAGTGACAGTGTAGTCAGCCGTCTTAGACGGGTCCGCAATCGAGATCGCCTTGATTACCACCTTGGCGCCGCTCTTTGCGTGGCCGGCATGGAACACGCCATAGGAATCAACGTAGCAATCAGCGGGCAGTGCAGTCACATGGCCCTTACCGTCATAAGAAGCAAGCTCGAAACGAACTGCCTGATTGGGATTGCCGGTGCCTGTGACGGTGGCAACAAGCTTAATCTCGGGAAGCTTGATATAGCCGGTGGACAGGTCGAGAGTAGGTTGAATAGTGGAGCTTCCCTGCCCCTGCGCGTCAAGAAGCGTCACACCATCAACAGTGGAATCAATGCTCATAATCTGCGTATCCGCCATGGTAGAGAACATGATTGCATTTGCGAACAGCGAATACGAAAGCGTCTCCCAATGATGCATGACGCTCAACTGGGTAAGGTTAAGCGGGTTAATAGGCGCGGTCAGGGTAAACGGTGCAAGGTTGTCAGCGCACAGGAAGAAGTCCTCATCGACTAGAATCGCCTGAACTCCGGGAATCGGAATCTTGGGGACGACGATGATTCGGTCTGCAACAAGCTTACCGTCCTGCTCGTTGAACATGTATGCGCGCATTTGCACCGTCATAACTGCATCTACATCAGCTGGGATGATAAGAAGAGATTTATCGGTAATCGTTGCCAGACCGGCGTTTCGGCCCTCGGCTGCATAATCGGTCGAATAGTAGCGAAGCTTCGTATTCATGGCACGAACCGCAGTTGTAAGTTTCTCGCAACGCTCGATAGCCGTCTGGCGGTCCGATGCCCCGGCAATATCATCAATATGAATGTTGTAGAATCCTTGGAAATCCTGATAATGCTTCAACAGGTTGAGCATCAGAATGAACTCATCGTTCTGATCTGAATTCATCGGCTGGGCAAGGCAAGAATTAAGAAGCGCAGACAGCTGCATATCGCTGGTAAACGAACCGTAGAGCACTTGTTCGATCGGAAGGGCCATTTCATATTTGTCTTTACGGTTCATGGTGTGATACTTGACGTGAATGTCAGGCTCACGACCATCAAGGCCGAATACGTTTACAGCGTCTTTCTGATATTCCTTGGCGCGAAGCAGGTTAACCTGCATTTCCTGAATGGTGGTGCCCCAGCGGAGCGAAGAGCGCTTCAGGTAGCCAAGCGGATTCGTGAAGGATTTCTGTCGCACAATGGTCAATGCAATTCGGTTGAGCAGCACATTCCAGAACACGTTCCAGTCTGGCGTATATGCGTTCAGCGCTTTGATTGCATCTTCCACATTGCCCTGTGTGACAGCAGGTACGCGAGATTGATAATCAGACGGTGCATACTGGCGCACCGTGTTCAAGATCTCTGCGTTTGTGGCGGTAAGGATACCGTTCTCAATCTTTGGCATAATTTACACTCCCAACAGTCGGTTGATGCCGTCAATATCAATTGTAGGATAATCCTCTTCCCCTGTCTCGTGGTTATCCTGCCCAATAGATTCGTTGACCGAACCCTGGTTGGCGATAGCGGTAATAGCAGCGCTCAAATCATTCAGGTGCTTGCCCATCGCCGATACCGTAGCATTCAGGTCGGCAATAGCAGATGCTTCAAGTTGAGGCTCAACAGATTGAGTATTAACGCACTCCATACCCTGTTTCTGCTCTTCAGTACCTGAAGTTTCTGTATTTTCCTTTTCCTCTTTTTTCTCAACAGTCATTATAGTTACCTCCTTAATAAGCAGGGCCGTTGATGCAATGCATAACGGCCCCTAAAACAAATCAGTGAAGCTCACCAGCTTGAGCCAAGTCACATGCCTGCACACCCCGCGCCGGTCAGCGATGCATAAACCGGGGTATTAACTACATACTCGACACTGGCACCTCACCATTACATATATTAATCCACATCGCGTAATTCGTAAACTCGTGGCTCAAGCACGACACCACCGGGAACCGCTACCGGCGATAGCTTTCCGGTGCCCGGTATCAATTGGCCTGTAACCGGATCTAAGTTATTAAGCCCGATGTGGAAATTATCGAAATTGCAAATCTGCTTGACGTTATCCGGCATACCTGCGCACGTGACACCCAATTTGCCGTTCAAGTCCCAGATATAACACTTTGCGCGAATATGCCTTGCGTGGCTGAATGTGCCCTCTACCTTCCATGCGCAAAAATCAGTATCGTGTAACCTTATTCCCTCCGGGTCATCGGTCCCTTTAAGGTGCATTGAATCGGTATCGCAGTAGACGAAACGCTCCCTGTTCTCATGAATGGCGTGTATCAGTGTCATGCGTGCCCATGCGGTACAAAATGTGCCAACTGGGATGTAAATAGGCTCACGGGTCTCAGGCTCGGCAAGTTCCCAATGCACGATACCGTCATCTTTGAGCACGGGGTATTTCTGTGTCACATCAGGATTAGTAGCGAACTTGCCGTAGATGTTGTTAAGCATCAGTTTTGCCAGTGTACGCATAGCACCTTTAGATGCCCTTTTCACACTACCCCAATGCTCAATGTACTTACCGAATAGATCGTTGCCGTGCATGGTCCTGAAAGCGTATCCTCCTAACCATTCATAAACGTCAACGTCGTAATTCTCGAACAGCAGCTGCAAGTCAAGGCACGTCAACGTGATAGTAACAGGCTCAACGGTATCTCGAACGTACTCATGTGCACCGTAGAAACCGCAATTCCTAAGCTGAATCATCGGCACACCATCAGGCTTAAGGCTAAATGAGCACTTAAGGCGTTGAACATATAATTCCGTTGCATCGTCCCATGTCGGATATTCAGATAGCTTCTCAGCCCTGTGGGCCTTTTCCCTGATATCTGGGGCTGCGTATGCCCCATAAAACATTCTCGGTTCACCTATCGGATAATATTTGGATATGAGCATTGAGGGATACATTGAATTGTAGTCAACTGAAATACCGCCGTAAATATCAACGCCTGCATACTCAGGCTCTACGTATGTGAACCCGCCCCTATAGCTCTCGCGTATCTCCATATCTTCCTGCGCCGTCAGCACAGGAAACAGGTGCTCAAACACCTTCTTGCCTACTAGCTGCTTATAGAACGTAAATGCATTGGAGCCAATGGTCATTTTCTCCAATCCTTGTGATTTGTTGATGGCTAGAGCCTGAGCCACGATCTCAACGTCACGCCTGATGTAATCAAATTCCTCATCGGTCAGCTCATGGCCTTTCTCACGAAATTCCTCGTAATCCAAATCGCCTTTACCCTCGTCGAGATTAAAGGCCTGTGCCACCTTGCGAACGGGCATAGGGAATACCTTCAGTGAATCTCTAATCTCTATGGTCATTCCCGAAAAGAAACAAATTGAAAGCTGGTAGAACTTTCCCTTATTGGAGACTATCGAGGAAAACTCGCCAGCCGTGGGATTCTCCTTTACCCACGTATAACCAATCTTCATAAGCCTGTCTACGATGAACTTGCCGTCAAACGCCAAATTGTGAAACCAATACAGGCACTTTCCATGCTCTGCTATATACAGCAAAAATGAATCGATATTGTTTCCATAGGCATTCGGTGTGCTCTCGCCGACATAGGCAATAGCCCAAGCCCAGACACGGCAATCATCCTTGAGTACCGTTGTCTCGAAGTCGGCTTCCGCCCACCTCATGCTACTGTCTCCTCGGTACCGCTTGCTTTACAGCGCGAACGATAGCGTAGGCTACTTCGTTCTGTGCATCCTCGTCACTCATAGCCTGAGCCGCGCGAGCTTCCTTAAGTCCTTTTGAACCCGCATAAGGTGCATACATGGCCGACAGCTCACCCATAAAATTAGTACGCTGCGTGAGCACATCAAACTGTATGTTGGTCATTGATTTAATCTCGGCTTCAAGCTGATCTGCCCCGGCAAACCTAGCCATATCAAGTACAGCGTCTTTAAGGCCTTTGCGGCGCTCGGCGTATGAGCGTTTAGCCATCTCAACGAACATCCGCTCACGGCGTTCCGCCGTACGTTTATCCTTAGGCTCAACACCAGCCGATGCCACGCCCACACCGTAAACATCTCCTAGATACTCATGAATGCGGCCTGTTTTTCTGCCCTTATAATCACGTTCATATAAAACACGCTCCATTTGACGTGCCTGCACCGTCTCATAGATGTTCTGGGCACCAGGTACGGCCTTTACCTTAATCCTGTTGATACGATCAAGCTCAGCCTGCCTTGCCCTGTTTATCTGCTCAATTGCTTCCTGAGTGTTGCGGTAGGTTGCCTTAGTCGAAATGGCACCGCTTTCCCTGTACACATGGTAAGCGTTCTCACGGGATGTAAAGCGCTTGAGCTTAGCACGATACGACAGCTTTTGCCCTGCGGTCATGGCTTTAACTTCAGACCACGGCCTAACCGGGCTTACTTCTGCAATTGCTTCCTCACTCGCGCCCTTCTTACGTAGGCGTGACTGTTTAGCACGTGCACGGCGTTGCAGTAATGCCAATGCTACAGATGCCATATAACCTCCAAGACAAACAAGGCCACGCTTAAGCATGGCCTTGAACTAGCTAGTTATATCATAAACCGCTAAAACGGAATCTCTTCTTCCTCGATGGGCTTGCCGGTAACAGGGCTCATCGTCTCGTAGTCGATAACCGGAACCTTGTGCAACTTGGCACCATCGACGATTCCGCCAACTTCAACGGACCACGGACGCGGATTATCACGCCAATACTTACCTTCCCTGGTCGCAACCTTTACCTTACAGCCAATCAAATCCTCGAAGGAATCAATATCGGCGGCTGCGAAAGCATTAAACAATGCGCTCTTGGGAGTGAAGGTAATCGACTTCTCGCCATTATCAGTTGCGACAAACAGTCGAATGTTGCGTTTAGGCGTACCATTATCCCAGTACAGCTTCTTACCGGTCTGATACTGGTAAGCCTGCGGATTGTCCATGCCGACAACAACACCCTCAAGCACCTCGGAATAATTGGGCTTCTCAGGATTGCAGTAGTTCCAAGCGGTAGACTTCTTGATGTTGAAAATAGACATTGTTATCTCTCCTTTAACTGTTACTGTTCATCGACCTGAACAGCGTATTTCATGAAATCATCACCGGACAGGACATAAGTACCGGTATCGACTTCAACATGATTGATGCAAATGGTGTCATCATCGTACTTCTTGCGAAGTCGCTTCTGGCAGTCCTTTGCATCGTGCTCATTGTCCAACGTCTCTACGATATCCTCGAACTCGCCAAGGGCGTTGATTCGCTGACCGAAAGCGACAGTGAACGTGAGCGTGCGTTTAATGCTCCTCATTATCCTTTACCTCCCCTCCGCACATCTTGAACCATTTCTGTAACGTATGCTGAAGCGCTATAAGCGCGGATAGCTCTGTTCTGCATCCGGTAATCATATCTCGGTTTCCCCGGCGCTGCGCAGCGATTAACATGCTCCTTGTCGATGAAATCTTACGATCAAGCCACTCAGACAGCTCGTCATAGGTCATGGCAGCTGCGGTCATCTTGGTTAAATGTTCAGTCCCATATTTAACTTGCTTGTTGGTTGTAGAATCAAATCGTGGCATCGAAAATCTCCTTAACTTGAATAAATGAAACCTGTTTATCGTCTAGCAGCATCCTTATGAAAAGATAGCATTCTGTCTGAGTCATGAACTTGAGCCTATGCATTTCGCCGTCAAGAACACGGTATTTGAGAACGTATCTGTACATCAGCAGTTCCATTCGAGCAGGTAGAGCAAAACGATAGCGGCATTTGCGGTAGCGGCTAAGAGCATAGTAATGTTAAACGGTGACACTGAGCGGCCAAAACAGAGCATAACGTCTTTATCGTTACGTCCTACTACAAACGCCCATAGAACTATATTACATAGCGCAGACATAGCGGCAAGCCACATTACCAGCAATGAGATTAACTTCATACGTGCTTCTCCCATTCCTCGGCAATGGCATTTAGGTATGCTTCTGAGCCAATATTGTACAAATGCTTTGTAAAGAACATATATTCAACTGTGCGCTCATAGCAGCCATCATGCTCGGCATATCTGCCATAGAAATCTGATTTCGACAGCCCATATTTGGTATAGGCATATTTATAAAACTTGCGCAGCTGATTGCCTGTGAACTTGCAATCAGGCAATGCAGCACAAAATATTTCGGTCAGATCAATTGCCTGAGCAAAGACAGCAACCAGCCGTCCGTTGATCTCATACCGGTCAACATTTAACAGATAACCGGTCTTGGGAATATTGAACATAAGCCATCCTTACAGCATCGTGACACGAAGCACACCGGGAATGCCAGCATCCGGCTCACTCTCCAATGAGCAAACGAAACCTCGCGAAGAGTAGAACTTGAAGTCGGCAAGGATATCCTTGGTAGCATACTTGCCCAGTTTCACCTTGCAACCAAAACTGTCTGCAATGTACATGTAAACGTAGCCTTTCATTGTGATCCTTTCTACAGCATTAATAATTGGAAGTTGCTGAAACTATTTATACAATTTCAGCAACGCCCGGGCGGGGCAGACAGTTTCTAGCGCATATAAACGCAAGCCAGTGTATAATCAGGGTCCATACTGTCAATCTGCCATTTAATAACATCATACTGTGCTTTCAGACGTTCAAGCAGATCTAAGAACTCCTTAAACGTCATGACACGTTTAGAACCCGATCTAGCATATTCGAGAGTATTATCGTCATACTGCCAGAAATACACCTCGTCAATATAGCCATTATTAATCATATGCATCACTCCTTTTAAGCGTGATTATAATGATCTGCCCTGCCCGGGCGTTGCTTTCAGGCAGGGCCAGCAGGGCCGCAAATGGATCTAGAATTCTACATAAACGGTAGCGCGGGTGTATCCAAGGTTCAGATAGTCGATACTCCAGTGGATTTCTGCAATAGTTGAAAGGTTATCCAGATAATCGATGAAAGCGGCAAACATCATATTATCTACGGTGTGCATGATCTCGTAATTATCAGTCTGATCGTTCCAACGTTTAACTACTACTTTGGTGATGATCGAATCGTTGACTTTGTTATTCATGGTATATCCTTTCTATGACGTGACTTTTATTTGCGGCCCTGCTGGCCCTGCCTGGTATCTGATCTGGCCCTTTCGGGCGCTTGGAAAGTCTGCCTTTCGGCTAGTTGCTTTCCGTTTTCTTCTGTTTTCAAGGTCCCTTTCGTTACTATTATTATTGCCGAAGGCGTTACGTTTGTCAACTAATTTCTCGAAATAATTTCGGCTTATTTTATCTAATTATTTGACCCTGATATGATCGTAGCCAAAGCCGGCCCGGTGTGATCGTAGCCAAGGC